TTCTAACTTTACGGGTGGCAGTAACGATGTTTGGGGAACTGCGGATGCAAACAGATGGGCGGGTCATGCCGTGTCTGTCTTTGAAACTAATTCAAACTACTGGCAAATCACAGGCGTCTGCCTAAACGTGGGAGACAGCGCTATCGACTTCCCGCACGAGAGCTACGGGGAGACATTGGCGAAGTGCCAGAGGTATTATCAGAAAAATTTTAGTCTTTATAATGAAGATGGAAACAATGGTTTTATTGCGATGTTCCCAGTAATAATGAGGGCAAGCCCATCTGCCACACGAACAGGTACTGCTGTTACAAGTCAAGAAAACGTACCATCTCAAGTTACACCTTCTGAGAGAAGACTTTATGTTTACAATGCAACATTACCAACAGGTGGTACATTTACTTTGGATGCGGAATTATAAGGCATGAATATTACATCAACACAATATCAAGTAGACATTAACAATAACAATGTATCTATCCGTGCCACCATAGACGGACAAGAGCTATCCGTCCCCCTAGACCCAGCCAACCGCCACTACGCTGAAATCATGCGACAGGTTGAGGCTGGCACACTAACGATTGCAGAGGCAGAATAAATGGACAAGCGCACAGTATCATCAGCACATGCGCGGATTGATGGATTGGAGAAGGAAGTCGTGGCTATTAAGACTGAAATGGATATTCAATTCAAAGATCTTTTTAACCGCGTCAAACGTTTAGAAGCTATTATGATTGGCACATCTGGCTTTATCATAGTCTTGCTTCTGCGAATGAACATGCTGGGCTAATGCTCTGTGCGCTCACCAACATCGCGGTGGGCGTGATGGCTTACGGTCATCTTTATACTGCTTGTATATACCGCTGTCCTTCTGGGATTTATAAACATTATCCATACACAATTCGCGTGCCTTACAAAGCGCCCTGCTTTGCTTATGTTAAGATAGGGAAAGACACATGATTGATCCTATCACAGCTATTGCTGGGGCCACACAAGCATACAATCTTGTCAAGAAAATGGTGTATGCGGGCCGGGAGCTAGAAGATGTGGCGGGCCAGCTTGGCAAATGGTACGGCGCTGCGGCAGATCTTGGCCGCGCAGAGCAACAGCGTAAGAACCCGCCTATCTTTACCAAACTCTTTTCGTCTGGATCTGTAGAGCAAGAAGCTTTGCAGATAATCATTCATCAAAAGAAGCTGGCAGAGCAAGAGAAAGACTTGCAGCAAATGCTGAACAATCGCTTTGGCTATGGCACATGGCGCGAGATGGTAGAGCTACGCCGCAAGATAAAAGCAGAGCGGGAAGCTACGCTTTACAAGCAGCAAGAGCGCAAAGCCGCATTCTTTGAAACCTTATTGGTTATTTTATTGCTGGTCATGCTGGCGGCAATCATAGGCCTTGGCACATGGTTGACCGGGCTTGGCGCTGGGTGGTGGTAGATGGCTGACGGTGTGCAGGGTGCGGGGCAGATGCCGTTTGATGTAGCGTCAAACATTCACCAGCAATCAAGGCATCGTGAAGCGATTGAAAACCATTTGACAGAGCAGCGGATTGAGAAGGAACACAGGCACAACCATCTGCATTTAGAAGCATTGCAGAAGCAGCGTTTGGATTTAGGCGAAAGCTATGATAGATTTGGGCGCAAGACAAATGCTGATCGCCCGCAGGGAACCAAGATAAACATAGAGGTTTAACATGGCAAACACGTTTGAAAAGATTTTAGAGTATCGTTTGATGCCCCGGCTTATGATGCTGGTTATGACAATCATGTATATACGCTGCATTGAGTGGGCGTTAGGCCAGCCTGATTTGTCAACGCAACAAGCTGGTTTAATATCAGTCGTAACAGGAGCCATGAGCGGAGCTTTTGCCGTGTGGCTTGGGAGTGAAAAGAAATGATCCAATCACTTTTAGGGCCGGTTGCAAATCTTGCCGGGAGTTGGCTGCAAGGCAAGGCCGATAAGAACGCTGCTGCTGCGGAGCTAAAGCTAACTGAGGCTAAGGCTAAGGCACAGATACTGTTGTCAGAGAAAACTAGCGTTGCCGACTGGGAGCGCATCATGGCAGAAAACTCAGGTGGATCTTGGAAGGACGAATTTTTTGTAATTGTGCTGTCGGTTCCAATGGTGCTTTGTTTCATACCGGGCATGGAGGGCGTTGTTCATCATGGCTTTCAACAACTGCAACAAGCTCCCGACTGGTATATGCACGCCCTTTTGATTGCCATCTCGGCATCGTTTGGTTTGCGTGGGCTGAATAAATTTATAGGGAAAAAGTAATGAAACAGAACTTTGATAAATCCTTAGAAATGTTGCTGCACCATGAGGGTGGATTTGTAAACCATCCCAAAGATCCGGGCGGCATGACAAATCTTGGAGTAACCAAAGCTGTGTATGATGCATGGATAGGTAGAAAAAGCAGTGAGGCAGAGATGCGGGCTTTGACGCCTGCTGATGTAGCGCCGATCTACAAGAAAAATTATTGGGATAAAGTGCGCGGTGATGACTTACCATCTGGCGTTGATTGGGCGGCATTTGATTGGGCTGTTAATTCTGGCAGCAAGCGGCCAGCCAAGGCAATACAGAAAGCTGTCGGAGCAAAACAAGACGGGGCTATTGGCCCTATGACTTTGCAGGCAGTGTCAAATGAAGAGCCAAATAAAATTATTGAAGCGGTGTATCACACGCGGCAAAGATTTTATGAGGGTTTGAAAACCTTTGAGCATTTCGGTAATGGCTGGACGCGCAGGAATAAAGAAACATTAGAGGCAGCATTGGAGATGGCTAATGGCTAAGAAGCAAGGACTATATGCAAACATTCACGCAAAGCGTAAGCGCATTGATGCTGGATCTGGCGAGCGCATGAGAAGCCCCGGTGAAGCTGGTGCGCCTAGCGCAAAAGATTTTGCAGAGAGTAAAAAGACTGCGAAGAAACCTAGGTCTATGATGAATAGAGGCAGAGCATGAGCAGATCCCCAGAGCGCACTGGCAACAGCCCGCGCCGTGCTGCGTTCTTGCAGCGCATGGGTAACATGCCGGGGCCAACCAAGGACAAGAAGGGCAGAGACACACCTCTGCTCAAGTCTTTAAAAGATTGGGGTGCGTCTTCTAAGCAAGAGGCGGTGCGCAAAGGTAAGCGCATTTCATTGATCAACAAGAATAAGAAGAGTGCGTAATGGGTTACTTCCATGAAGATGTAGACAGCCCGCACGCATTGCTAGAAATAGCGAGCGAGCGTTTGCCTGAGCTTGTGCCGGTAAACATCTTTGGGTTTAACAGATCTATAGGTACAAGTTACGAAACCATTTGGAATGATGGCGGCACGTATGACTATCCCGGCTCTGCCGTACAGATGAGCGCTGTATCTGCAAGCGCGTCTGATACAATGGCTGTGCTAATCTCTGGGCTTGACGATGAATACAACGCGCTGGCTGAAATCATTACGATGAACGGCACATCTGCTGTAACCACAACCAACAGCTTTTACAAAATAAACAGCGCTGTTATCTTGGCCGGGTCTAACGTGGGTGACATTACGATTAGCAATGGCGGCGCGACATACGCATTCATTGAGGCAGGCACAGGTACAACGCAGGCTTGTGTATATACAGTACCGGCCAAGCATTCGCTGTACATCTTTCGGATTAGCCTTACCTCTGGCACGGTAAACGGCAACAAGTACATTACTTACCGCAACCGCATTGATAATAGCTCAGGGCGTATTTTGCGCGTGGCAGAGGCTACGTGGCGCGAAGGGATGCAAACGTTTGATCGGCAAATACCGTTTCGCATTGCGCAGAAGAATGACTTTCAGTTTGAGGCCAAATCTAGTTCGGGTGACAATGAGGTTTCAATTTTTGTAGAAGCACTATTAATGAAGGATAAGTATGATGCCTAACAAGAAGAAGCCTAAGAAGTCGATCATGGGCGGGGGTTACGGCAAGTAACTTTGCTGATAATTTCGCACTACGCTTTTGCTTACGCCAACAAAGATTGCGATTGATGCAACGCACCAACCCCTGTTTGTGAAGTACAAGATATCATCTATCTCATCTTTGTTTAACTGATCATTGCGCCAGCCGGGGCCGCGTGTAGGGCCGGGTGTTTTGACTGCTGGCTTTTTATCTATCTGCCTTACTTCAAGGTTACGCAAAGCCCTATTACAGAGCTTTGCATCTTCTTTCATTCGATCAAGCAGATCCATTAAAACGGAATGCTGTCTTGTGACTGCGGTGCGGCAAACGGATTAGGCTGCGCTGTTGGTGCTGCCGGTGCCTGCGCTGCAAACGGGTTAGCCGCTGGTGCAGGCGCTGCCATCTGCTGATCTTCCCTTGGTCTATTTGCAAAGAGAGACATCTTGCCGATGGCGGGCCAAGTCTTAGGATCATCACCAACCTTTGCGTCTACTGACACAGAGATAGACAGGTTGTACTGCATCACAAGCTGCCGTACTTGCTCAGCCGCTTGCTGTGCCTGCTGATTGTTTTGATCATCCTTGTGGGTGTTTACCCAGCCAGATGCACGCATTGCTACGGGCTGTCCGTTGTTCATAAAGCCCTGCAACATGAAGTTACTGTTTCCGAATTGTGGTCTATTAGCCAAAGCTTTTCTCCTTCTGTGTGTAGATTGGCAGTAGTTGATTAAACAGATCAGAATGATTTACCTTCAATGCATCTATTGCTAGATCATTTTTGTCATCCCAAGACTGCAATTCTTCGCGTGTATTGCACGCCATAATTTCAGCGTAAGCTTTTGCGCACCATGCCTGCGCGTCTGATGGAGCAGGCGCTGCCGGTGCTGGTGCTGGTGCTGGTGCTGGTGCTGGTGCTGGTGCTGGCTGTTGTGCCATTGCCTGCGTCTTTCTTTGCACTGCATCTATCTCATTGAGTGAGGCGTATGTGCCGCCGTGTAGGCCAAGGCTTGCAAGCGCACGGCCAATGGCAGATGTCTCAGCATTTTCCAAAGCAGATGTTTTGTTTACATGGCCTTGCCCGCGTATCTCTTCCGCGTATCCGCTGCCGATCACGTGATTGTTCTTATCTAAGATCCTTGCCCGCATGACAACGCGGCTTCCTTCATCTAACACAACCTCTGTGCTGATGCCTAGATCTGTACCAAAGGCTTTGCGGAATGCTTCCACCCGCACAAATACCTCTGTGTATTTCTTGCCGCCGCGCTGGGCTATACCATGCGTGCGGTTGAGGTCATTAACCTCTGCCATTGCCGTTATTAAATTGCTCATTTTAGCTCCACATAAGTTTAGCTTTGCGCTTGATCTCTGGGTGTAGATCACGCCAAACAAAGCTGTCTGCAAATTGAGGATTAGTTAAACTCAGTAAATCCTCTATACTGTCTGCCACCCGCATAAGCTTTTCTCTGCGGCGACAGGCAACCTTAATATCATTTAGCGCAAAGTGTAACTCATCCTCTGTGGGCTGCAACACAACATATCCAAGCCGGTTCGCGTAAACGATCTTTGGAATGCGCTTGTTTATATTCCAGTACCCGGCAAGCTGCGTCATGTGCGGGGCTTTGATTTGCTTGGGCAGTGAGTTTGCACGCGGGTTGTCAGTGTCAGATGCCTGATCCCACTGTGTCTTTAGCTCTACAGTTCCCTCTTGGAAATCTCCAAAGCCTAGATACGGTAGCTCACAGCCATCTAGCTTGCCTTCCAATCTATGCTGGCCGGTTATTCTGTTTGCCCCGGCTGTAGCTTCGCGCAAGCCTTGCACTACGTTATCACACACAAGCTGAAACTCTGAATGCGTAGGTTCTTTGCTGCGCTTGCCTTCTGCATTGAAATAGATGCGCTCTCTGTTGGCAATCATGCGCTGATCTTTCTCAACATCACGCCAGTCACCGCCCTTAAAACCCTGCACCAGATTAATTGCATCCGCGTATGCTTCGCCGGGTGTAGCATCTTCCACCAGCATCATCGTGCCGTAATGCTCTGCTGCCCTGCCGCTGACCATGTTTGGATTGTCGGTGTATTGCGTAGAGCCAATGGCGTCTTTGTAATGAGCGTGCATTCGCAAGATCCTTTGCGCCTCTTCAACATCACCAGCCTCATCACCGCGTATGACTGCCCATGCCTTGTTGCGCTCCGGGCGCAGCACTGCCTTATCAAAGAAAGCCCAAGCGTCAGGCGTGCTTGGGTTGCTGTGCCAGTTAAAGTTAAACCGGCTGAATGTATTGGCGTTGCTTTTAAAGCCCATGTTAAATCCTTGACAGTTTGTGTTACATTCGTAATAACTGAGACACATTATGTCAACGGAGAAAATATGAACTTAGAAAAATGGCGGCTTAAAAAGGGCATGAGTTATACTGCCTTGGCTGATAAGATAGGTGCGCCCCATGCAACAGTTGTGCGGCGTTGGTGCTTAGGTTTGGATCACAAGGATTACAAGATCCCTAGCCCTAAGTACATGGAAATAATCAAGAATGCTACAATGGGCGAGGTTACGCCCAATGACTTTTACGGCTGAACATGGGCGGTAAAGCAAGCAGAGACAAGGGCGCTAACTTTGAGCGCGAGATTGTAAACTGGCACAAAGACAGAGGCGTAGATGCAGAGCGCATACCGTTGTCAGGTGCTGTCAAAGGCAATTATTCTGGTGACATAAAGATCGGGCCGCAGCTTGCGTTGCTCGCTGAGTGCAAGCGCAGAGCGAGGGCATATCAGGATCTGTACGATGCGCTCGATCAAGATGACAGTGACATGCTGTTTGTGCGCCGGGATCGTGGCCGCACGTTGGTTGTGTTGCCAATCGAAACCTATGAGGCTGTGCTAGAATGGCTTGGCTGGATCGACAAGAAAGGGCAGGGCGATGACGTTAGCTGAGCCGGTGTTCATGGCGTTTGTGGTGTTTTCATCCGTTGATGAGTGCAAAGAATTTTCGGCATACTATGATCTTGAGCGGATCTTTTTGCCGCAATGCGTAGAGATGGGTGGGGAAGCAGATTACCGCAGACCTATCCCAAACATTAGACCTAAACCAAGACCAGAGGGAGCAAAGATTGTCGGTAGCAGTTAAATGGTTGGAGCTTGCAAAGGAAGAGCGCAAGCGAGCGCGTGAGCGTGATGGTAGAACGCAAGAATTTAAGACCAATAGACCGCCAGAATACAAGGTTGGCGGGCGTGAGATGAACCCAGAAACGCAAGAGATTATTAAGCTTGCCAAGCAGGGCAAGGACAAGGAAATAATTTGCAAGCGTATGTCGTTTAAAGGCGTTAATCGAAAGCGCGTCACTGAGGTTCTTTGGAGATACGAAGCCAAAATAAAGGAGAGTAAAAATGGCATGGAGTAAGCAACAACGGCAAGCGCACAGTAAACGGATGCGCAAGGCGCACAAGCGGCACAATCCAAAGCAGCGCACGCTGTTTAAAATGTTTGGATATACAATTCTGCTAAGAAAGGATTGGCTGTGAAAAGTTTAAGTGTAACTTCTGATGGCGCTGTGTTCAGTTTTGTTGCACACGGTCAGCGTTGGGAAGAGCCTGCTAAGAAATGCACGGCTTGTCACGGCGATGGAGAGCGCATGGCTGAAAAGCCTGTCGTGGATTATGTAAACGGTGGTTTTCTCAGCGAGGTCAACGTGACTTGCGAGGACTGCGAGGGGTATGGCTACGTGCCTGATCATGGGCAGGAAGAAGAGTAGGCCCGTAACGTGCAAGGGCTGCGGGTTCTTGCA